ACCGGTACTGGAGAAAATGCTAAGGGTGCTGTTGGACCTATGCTAATCTCCAATGCTATTCTGTATTACGGATTGATTTTTAACAGTGATGCGGCTGCTTTGGTTGATCTTTCGGCTTCAGCGGACGTAAAATTTATCTATCTTAAATAGATAGGAGGTGAAATTCAATGCCCCATGGTAAAAGTGATATTCCTGATTTGAGACTGGAGAATCTGCAAAAGCTGATTTCTTCTTTTACGGCTGCTCCTGATTTGGTATTGACCGGTATGTTCGGTGCAGGAGAAAATGCGATTACTGACAATATTGAATGGGAGAGCATTATAGGTAACAGAGGGTTGACCCCTTTTGCAGCCCCTGGTGCTCCTGCTCAAGCTACTGCTCCTGGTGGATTAGCGAAACATTTCGCTGCTGCGGCTTATTGGAAAGAGAAGATGGCCTTTGATGAAGTGTTTTTGAATAACCTTCGTCAACCGGGCACTGTCAATACCTATGAGTCTGCACAGGCACGTTTAGCTCGTGAGACCAGAAGTCTTCGTAGTCGGTGTGATAGACGGAAAGAGTGGATGTACGCTCAAATGCTGTCTGCCGGTAGTTTTAGTTATTCTGCTCCTAAGGGTGTAAAAATATCGGTTGATTATGGTGTTCCGTCGTCTAACATTGTTACTTTGTCTGCTGCTCGTCAATGGGATAGTGGTTCTCAACGTAATATCTTAGAAGATGTTATGGATGCCAAGTTGGTCATTCAAAGTAGCTGCGGTGGTGTCGTTGATACTGCCATGATGACTACTGAAGTTCTCAAAATGCTTATTTTGGATTCTGGAATTCAAACTCTGGTTTCTAAGAGTAATTTTGGGGACGGTAGTTTACTTGCTCGTCCGAATACTGTACTGAGTGGGTTGCTTGAAATTCCTAATTGGTATGTTTATGACGAACAATATCAAATTACTGCTTGGCTGACTGCCGTTGTAACTGGGACATCCACTACTGCTGTTTCTGTAGACGATGCTTCAGATTTCGTGGCAGGTGGTACTCTTAGGTTCCATGATGTTTCTGCAGGGACTTATGAGGATGAGACCATTTCTTCCGTAGATGTAGAAGCTGGAACGGTTACTGTAGCTACTGCCCCTGCCGCTTCTTTTAAAGCAGGCGAGGACAAAGTTACCATGACGAAAAAGTTTCTCCCTATTGATAAGTTCATCATGTTTGCTTCTTCTGTTGAAGGCAATAAAATTGCTGGTTATTTTAATGCCCCCTTCGGACTGAATCGAAGTTATGGACTTTATGTGGATACACATGAGGAATGGGATCCGGAAGTAATGTGGATTCGTGTGCAGAATAAAGGCTTGCCGGTTCTGTACAATAGGGATGCTTTGTACGTTATGACTGTAACGTAGAGAAGGGAGGGAATGTAATATGCCTAAATATACAGGACCCCTTCCAGGATCAGATTTTGCCCGTCAAGTTGCGGGAGTTAATTTACCCCCGTTTCGTGGTACTATATCTGGAGAAGTGGTAGCTGCTTCTGGAGGATATTTTACTTTAGGAGTTGCTAATATCAGGGGTAAAATCGTGCGTGTAGTTGCTTCGGTTTCTACTGCTGGTAAAGCTGATTCTACAGTACCAACGGGCACTTTTGATGTTCGTATCAATGGAACAACTGCTTTATCAACCAATCCTGTTATTGCTCATGTTTCAGGTGAAATTGCTCAACATAAAACTACTTGGAGCGAGGCAAGTGATACAGGAATAACTGCGGCAGTTATCAACAATGCAGCTTGTGATTTTGCAGTTGGAGATATTCTTTCTTGGAGTTTTGCTTATTCAGGATCGGATTCCCCCACTACTAAAATGGCTAATCCAAGTATCGTTGTTGAAGCTGATCCTATTCCGCCTGTTTAAAAAAAAGGAGACACAATCAATGAAAGTTGAACTTTTAGTTAATTTAAAAACATCTATAGGTCTGCTGGAAAAGGGGACGGTTTTTAGTGATCCCCTTCCAGCAGATGTTTGGGATGAAATCAATCTTGAAAGAACGACTGTCAAAATTCTAATTGATACACGGGGGAAGTCTCAAGAAGTTGTGATAAACGAGACTCCCCCTTCCCCCCTTCCTGAACCTGAACCTGTAGTCATTCTAAAGAAAAAAAGAGGACGACAACCTAAATGACTGAATCTGAACTCATTGTTATTTTAGGAAGAGAAATTAGTGACCTCGATACCCAATTTGATTCGGATGATTATGCTGATTGTGTAGATAATGCCGAAAGAGATACAGGATTTTCTTTTCCTACTTCTGATGCGTTCCAAATTAAATGGCTTAAAGAACGTGCTAAAAGGCATTTAATTTTTCAGCTTTTAACAAAAAATGCTGATAAGTTTAGGGTTAAACAAATTCATTTACAAAATCGTTTTGAACATTATATTAAGATGATTGAAATGATGGATGAGGCTTTTGATAAAGCTCAAATTGAACATATTTATGAATTTGCTCAAGTGGATTCGTCCCATGCTTTTGGACATAAGGTTGATTCAGGTTTTGCTTATGATAATTTGGGCCGTGATATTACTTATGATGAGGATCAATTAGTCATTGTTTCTCCTGGTGATTAATAATGTCTCTTGGTGAAGATGTTAAAGCAGCTTATGTTGACACAGGGACAGGATATGTTGTTATACATTCAGGGGAAACAAACACATCCGCTGAATTTTGTTCGTATGATGTTCCTGAGCAAGTAGTTCGTCCTTTTCCACGAGAATTCCTTTTGGAGGCTTCTCTGCCGTTTGATACAATAGCTAATGAAGGTGACATTATAAAGTTTAATGATGGTCGTTATTTTTTAATTTTAAGTAAAATAGGAGTACAATTTGCTGATGCTATTTACGAATATCAAACACAATTTGTAAAATGTAATGTAACAGAAGGTATAATTTTACGATCAACTACGGAAGATTGGGACGATCAATATCATAAAGTTCCTGTTTGGGATATAGTTCATAAAGATGTTATTTCTACATTAACGGAAAGTTTGACGGGCAATATTTTAGATGATAAAGAAGAGGCTGCTTTATTAACCACAAAAAGTTTAGATTTATATATTTCTGATCACAATTATGATATACAGGTAATGGATAGATTCCAACCTGTAAGTGGTGAAAGTTATCGAGTAGATAACATTAGAAAAAGAGTCTTTCCTAATGTAATCTTAGCCCAATTAACCGAAGATACAAGAGAATAAGTACAACTTCCCATTTGAGGAGGATCTTTTATGCGTGTTTTATTTGTAGGTGAAAATCCTTACGGAATTTCTGGTTGTTCTTCACTCCTAAGAGAAATAGTCAAACAAGTAAAATCAAGTCGTCACGAATTGGCTATCTTTTCTGCCACTCATTATCCAAATTTAAATGATGTTTATTCCGATGACACTTTTAAAAACATTCCTATTATTCAAGGGCATGTTTTAGAAGAAGGAATATTTGCAAATGATGATTTAATTCGGACTTTGACTATCCAAAAGTTTGATCTGCTTGTTTTTGTAGGATTTGATTGTTGGCGTTTTATTACATTATTTCCAAAAATAAAAGAGTTAAGACAAAAGAATAAATTTAAATGGATGTCAATTTTCCCTTATGATTTGTATGATGTTAGGGGGGATTGGGTTGAATGGATAAAAACATTTGATTATCCTATGGTTTATTCTGAGTATGGTTATGATCTATTAAAGAATTATGTTCCAAATCTTCGTTATTTTCGCCCTCCTATTCCAGAAGTTGAAAAATTAGTCGTCTATTCTAACAATGACAGAGCAGAAATCCGAAGGAGAATGTTTCCTTCAGTCAAAGAAGAAGAATTTTTATTTGGATTTATTGGGGCGAACCAAATTAGAAAAGACCCTCAACGTCTAATTCATTCATTTTTTCTATTGAAAGCTGATCCTGATTTAAAAAGAAAATCTATTTTATATCTTCATACAGAATTTGGGCAAGGGGTATTTAATTTAGAACAATATGCGGCTGAAAAAGGTGGAGATGTTGGAGACGTTATTTTAAAGAAACAACGATTTCCTTATCCAAAAGAATTATTAGTCCAAGTTTATAATGCTTTAGACTGTATGGTAAATGTGTCTTTTCAAGAAGGATTGAGTTTAACAGTTCTTGAAGCTTTGCTATGTGGGACTCCTGTTTTAGCTTCGGATAATACAGCCCATAAAGAATTATTACGAAGTGTCGGGGGACTTATCCCGTGTAAAGATATTGCTTTTATTCCTGTCATGACTGAAAGAGGAACTTCATTTATTAATACTAAATCATGTTCTGTTGAATCTTTGGTTAGTATGATGAAACAAGTTGTCAACGATGATGAGTATAGAAATTTATTAAGACATAACGGTTTTGCAATGGCAAGGGAATGGGTTAAAGGATGTCATAATATTGTAGATATTTTGGATGAGATTGAGGCTGAACCTGAAATTGAAATAATGAAAGAAAAAGCCGTACTATTTGTTCAACATTCGTCTGCTGGTGATGTTTTAATGAGTACCCAATGTTTTAAAGGATTAAAAGAACGCCATCTTAATGTGCCTTTTTATTATATGACTCAATCAAAATATTCTGACATTGTTAAGAACAATCCATATATTGATAGGATTATTGATTGGGATGATAGGTATTTTGATAAATATGAAGTAATTTATAATCCTCATGGTGAAAAGATTCTACCAGGGGGATGGAACAATGGAGATGTTAGACTCCACGATATGTATCCTTACTTTTGTAATGTAAAAGCAGATGATATGTTTATTGATCTTGTGAAACCTGAAATCGAACTCCCTGAAGAATATATAATTGTTCAGACTTCAGGAGGGTCTAAAGAATATAGAACGTATGATCATATGGATATTGTTATCAAGAAACTTCCTTATCCTACGGTTTTAATAGGAGAGAAAAATGATAAATTTGCTAAAGCTGATTATGATTTAAGTGGAAAATTGACTTGGAGAGAAGGTGCTTGGGTAATGAAAAATGCCAAGTTAGCTATAGTGATTGATAGTTTTCCTTCTCATTTAGCAGGTGCTTTAAAAACTCCCGCTGTTGTATTATTTGGTCCTGCTCCTGCAAGAGTAACAGGACCTAAGGGTGATATGAATAAGATGATTTTTCTTGAGCCAGATAAATTAAAAGTGTGCCCAATATTATCAAATTGTTGGGGTAATGCTGAAAAAACAACTTGTCAGACTCCATGTATTAATTCGATTTCTCCTTTTACTGTTATAAAATCTGCTTTAGATTTACTTGGGAGATAGTATATGTATATTGGAATGAAATGTACCAATGAACAATATGCTGTTGATAGATGTATTTCTGATTTCCATGACGAACCATTCGTTGATAAAATCATTGTAGTTGATGGGGGATCAACTGATTATACAGTTCAAGAGTTAAACAAGTATTCTAAAGTTCAAGTATTTTTTCATCCTTGGTTGGATTGGTATCATAATATAGAAGTCTGTCAGTCTAACATTGTTCTTTCATACATTCCAAATAGAGAGTTAATGTTTATTTTGGATTTTGATGAAAAGATGTCGGATGAATTGAAAGATTATTTGACCAAAGTAAACACAACTGATTTACCTGAAGGACATGTTCGATCTATTTCGAGAAAAACAGTGGATGTTTTTAGGCATGATAATAGTCCTCATGCTATACTTGATGATAATGGTTGGCCTATTATTTCTAATCAGATTGGACAGTATCCGGATTTTCAATGTAGATTATTAAAGAAAGATTTTAAGATGCACTGGGTTAATTCTCCTCATCATGTATTGATAGGTTTCACCCACAATGATAATATTATAGCCGACATAATTCACTATGAAAAGGAGGACCTTCGTAAACGTCACGATATTGAAAGAAAGTGGCTTAGGGCTCAAGCGAGAAGAAAAGAACTCGGACTAACTTTTGATATATTTGAATGTCAACCCAAACAAGAATTAGTAAAATATGGAGATCCAGAGACATGGAAACAACTTTAGAACAAATTTGGGATAAAATACAACCAAGAGTACCAGAAGGCACGAGCCATGTTGATACCGTAGCTGAATCTTTTTTGTTCCCCTGGAACCATGATAATGCAAATATGGATATGATTGTTCAAGCCATAGAAATTTATAAGCCTAAAGTAGCAATTGAACTTGGTACTTTTGAAGGTTGGGGAATGGAAAGAATAGCTACATCTATGGCGAAGATCGGAGGTGGTAAACTTTTTACTTTTGACGCCGGAAAGGCTCCATTTAATAGTTTAGGGCCAACTTACGGGGTCACGGAAGAATACATAAAAGAAACATATTTAGTAGATTGGGAACATATTCCTTTTGAAGGTTGGAAGTCTTTTGGCAAAGTTATATTAAAGAGACAGGAGAGATTGGACAGGTTAAAAATAACGGCACCCAATGTTGAGATTACTTTTATTGAAGGAATAACTTATGACACATTACCTGTTTGGATGCCTAAGATTGGAACTTGGGATTTCTTATTTCAAGACACCATGCACGAATTACATTCAATTGTTAAAGAATGGAAAAGTTTTTCTCCTTATTCTAAAGTAGGCAGTCTCGTTGTTTTTGACGATATTTACACTACGATGGGAGTGGAAGAGTATTTTAGGAGGGAAGAATCAAATTGGAAGTGGTTTTATACAACAATAGGGCGTAATCAATTTTGGGGAGAAAGGATAAGATAATGACTGATACAGGTAGATTCATGTGTTTATCGTGTGGCAGATTTTTTTCTATGGAGCATGATTTTAAATCATGGGAAACTGTCTGTCCTTTCTGTGGGGACATATTTTTTTGTAATAATATTATACCAAATGTTCCTCCTTATTTAGAAGGACCAATCATTATAAATTATGCTTGTGAGCATAAGATAAAAACTGATTTTGTTGGTGATGTAAAGTGGTGTCCAGTTTGTGGAGAGTCAATTAATACTAATATTCTTGGACTTAAATTAAAAGATTGGCAAAATTCAGAAATAGAAAGGTGTGGCTTGTGACAACTATACTTGGATTACATTATGGGCATCATGGATCAGCTTGTATTGTTAGAGATGGGAAACTCATTGGTGCTTTGAGTTCAGAACGATTATCACGCCATAAATTTTCACATGGTGTCACGGATGAAGTCCTTGATTATTTGTTTGATTCTTTTGGTGTAAGTAATATAGATTATATTGCTTTATCTGATTGGAATGATCAATTTTGTTTTCATCCTATGATCGTGAGAC